ACTTCTTCATTATAATCTCTATCAAACTTTATGATTGTGGTTGAATTGGATTTATAATATTCTGGATATTGCATTCTCGAAATATAATCTCTGCGATTCTGTCCCACAGGAGCAAGTTGGCTTCCAATTGGATTATTAGAACCACTTGCGATAAACTCCATCCAACTTTCCATAAATTTAAGAGCATTATAATTTCTATCTACATAAAACTCAAGAATAATTGCAGAATACTGTCTTGTATGAGCGAACTTCTCTGTTATACCCATAAAGTTTCCACTAATATTTGCGGTTGCCATAGAAGTAGTTGGAAGAGATGCAGAAAAGCAAAGTAGACCACAATCTTCGGCAATAAATCTTGAACTAATTCCTTTACGAAAAAGATAAGACATTAGTGGACCTCCAATTGGTCCAACTCCACCAAATCTTACTTCATAATGAGAAGTTTGTGCGAGATTTGTGAATAAAGGTTTAAAATCTGATATTTTACGGATACTGGGCACTCTAAATACCTTTTATGAGTCCTAATAGTATAAGTATTTAGATGTCTTATAAGGGAAATTAATTACTATAAATATAAGGGAGACCCAACAGAAAGATAATGTTTGTATATCAAATAGTCAATAAAATTAATAATAAAAAATATATTGGAATAACATCTAGATCATTAGAAAAAAGATTTAAAGAGCATAAGAAACATTTAAATTGTGGCATAGCAGCGGCAATTATAAAATATGGAGAGGATAATTTTTATATTGAAAAATTAGAAGAATGTAGTAATTGGGAAGATTTATTGGAAAAAGAAAAATTATGTATCAATAAAATTAGTCCCGAATACAATAAAACATTAGGCGGAGAAGGATTATTTGGATTTAATCACTCAGAGGAAACTAAAAATAAAATAAGTTTAAAAAATAAAGGAAAACCTACTCCAGATCCTGAAGGTAATAAATTAAAAGAATATAGAGAATTATATGGAAATTTTTGGACTGGGAAAAAACACACAGAAGAATATAAAAAATTAAAGTCTATAGATAGATTAAATTACTATCAAACAGAACGAGGAAAAAAACAAAAAGAAGAAATATCAAAAACTTTAAAAGAAAAAGGTATAAGACCTCCAGATAATGCATTAGGATCAACAAAAGGAACAAAATGGTGGAATAATGGAAAAATTAATAAAAGATCTATTGAAAGTCCAGGAGAAGATTTTATATCCGGAAGAATAAAGGGAAAATGGAAATGGAATAAAAACAAATGAAAAAGTTTTTACAAGGAAAATATTCTCCAAAATTTCCGGAAAAATATAAAGGAAATCCCTGCGAAATCTATTATAGGTCAAGTTGGGAATTAAAGTTTCTCAAATATTGTGATACGAATGAAAATATTTTAGAATATGCATCCGAAGAACTGGCAATTCCTTATCGTTCTCCCGTAGATTCAAAAATTCACAGATACTTTCCTGATGCATATATAAAAGTCAAAGAACCAGACGGAAGTATCAAAAAATATCTGATTGAAATTAAACCTCATAAGCAAACGATTCCTCCACCCAAACCAAAAAGGCAAACCAAAGGATATATCTATGAAGTATATGAGTATGCCAAAAATCAATCGAAATGGGAAGCAGCAAAAGAATATTGCAAAGACAGAGGATGGACCTTCAGGATTTTGACGGAAAATGAATTGGGGATTTCCAAAAAATGAACCGCATCAAACCTCTACTTAAAAAATTATACGGAACAGAAGATGCCGATGATTTAATGTTAGAGATACTTGATGTATTAAAAGAAACCACCGGTTCTCCAGAAGCAGGTAATATCTACACTTTTGTTTATAAACCAAAGACTCCGGGAATAAGATACGATGCAAATCCTTTGGTTGCGGTCACAAATGTTTATTCCTGGGGATTTAGTGGTATTAACTTTCACTGGGGAGAAAAACGACAATATACTCTTGAGGAAGTGATTGGACCTCTACATATTGTGAATAAAAATGAGCTTGGTGATTTAAGAAGAATACCTTTCGGGCAAATCAAGATAAATAACTAAAAAAGATAAATGGCGAAAACATTTAGATATCCACTAAAGAATATTGATACTTCCGATGATTATTTTCTAATTGAATCTTATGATTATATTCCACCTGGATTAAATCTTAGTGAAACGAGTTTTGCACTAAGAAGTTCTGATGATGTTGTTGCAGAAGGTGGGTATGGAAAAAAAAATATTAGAGGAACCGTAATACTACCAATTCCAGAAGGTATTCAGGATAGTAATAGTGCGAGTTGGGGTGAAGGTAATATGGGATTCATACAGGCTGCAGCACTAGGGGCAGCAAAAGAAACAATTGAAGGAGGAAATCTTGTAAAATCTATACCGGGAGTGGTTAAAAATCTATTTGCTAAAGCAACTTCAGCATCAAAAACAGCAATTGGACAAGATGCATTTCAAACATTTTTTGCCAGTGAGGCAACAAAGGCGTTGCTTGGAGGTTCGGACTTTAATCAAAATCTTTCCAGAGCAACCGGAGCAGTTTTTAACTCAAACACAGAACTTCTTTTTAATGGAGTAACATTAAGACCCGGATTTTCATTTTCATTTGATATGGTTCCTCGTTCCAAAAAAGAATCAGATCAAATCAAAGATATTATCAGATTTTTCAAGTCAGAATCTGCGGCACAGAAAGGAGCGGCAAGTGGTGATGCTGCTGGACTATTTCTTAAATCTCCAAGTGTATTTCGTCTTCGTTATATGAGTGGCGGAAAATCTCATCCTTTCTTAAATCAATTTAAGATATGTGCTCTGAATGCTATGTCGGTTGATTATACCGCTTCCGGAACCTATGCCACATATTCAGATGCCACACCGGTTCATATGCAGATGACTCTAACATTCCAAGAACTCACACCAATTTATCGTGAGGATTATATTGAAGCGGGGTCAAAAACCGGTGCTTATAAATCTAATATAACCGGAACAGGATTCTAATGTCATATTTCAGAGAATTACCCAATTTAGAATACCAATCATTCCTATCAAGCAGTAGGGGATCCGATGAATACTTATTGGTAAAAAATATATTTCGTAGAGTTAAACTGCGTGATGATTTACAGAATGTTTTCACCATCTTCAATAAGTATGAAATCGAAGAAGGAGCAAGACCCGATACAGTCGCAGAAGAACTTTATGGAAGTTCTCAATATGATTGGGTCGTATTGATTGGTGCCGGTATTATAAATGTCAGAGATGAATGGCCTCTTTCTAATAAGGACTTATACACATATGCAGAACAAGTTTATGGAAATGATTTAAATGCCATACATCACTATGAAACCACAGAGGTCAAAGATTCTAATGGAAGATTGATACTTCCGGCAGGTAAAACTGTAGATTCTAACTTCACAATTCCAAAACCAAATGATAACTTGGCGACATTAAATCCAGTCACCGGAATCAGCAATTATGTATATGAGACCAGAAAGAATAATAAAAAAAGAAGTATCTATGTTCTTAGACCTTCATATCTTCAGCAAGTCATTAATGATACAAGAAAAGCGATGACTTATGATAAATCATCGCAATATGTAAATGATAAATTAATTCGCACCGAGAATACAAGAGTAACGATGCCATAAAGGGGGGAAAAATCTCCCCCCATTACTAAATTATTCTGCTAATTTTGCGAAATAAGATAGGTCATCAAAATCCTCTTCGTCATTAACGGCAGAACTGCGAGATGGTTTTAGATTATCGAGTTCTTCACGAAGATCTTCGGTTAGTTCTGGTGCCGGACCACGATAATCATCCTCGTCCTCAACTTCAGAATCAACACGACGAGAACCTTTTGTTCCAAGAACGGATTCGAGACGCTTCTTCAATTCTTCATAGGACTTAAACTGACTTGGAGCAACAAGTTCGGCAAGAGAATACTGTTTCTTCCAGAGTGCCTCCAGAGCATCATCATCGTCCAGAAGAGGTCCGGGAACGGCAAACTCACTGGAATCATAATTACGATATCCGGCAACATTCTTTGCCTTCAGTTTAAAGTTAGCACCCTTCCAGAAATCAAATGGGTCAATTGATTCCTCATCCTCAAACTCTGGTTGCATCGCTGCGGTCAGTTTGTCAAAGATTTTTTTGCCGAACTTATACAGAAAAACACCACCTTCGTTTTCTGGATTAGCGGGGTCTTTTACAACATAAATGTTAGAAATATAGGTCAGTTTACGCTTTTGTTTGCGGGCAATTTCTTTATTGGAATCTATACCGGAGTTCCAAAGTCCAGAATTATGTTCGCAAACGGGGCACTTTTGATTCAGAGTAGTGAGGCACGAGTCGATCAACCAACCTCCGGTTCCCTGAAATGCATGACTATAAAGTTTTACAAAGGGCAGATCTTCTCCATCAGGTGCGGGAAGAAAGCGAATTACGGCATAACCATTTTGTGATTTATCTACGGTAAGAGACCAGAAGCGTTCATCCGAAGAATTACCAGAGTTATTCATTTTTTCAACTTCTTTGACTAACTTTTCAGTCAAAGAACCAAGTTTGGATTGTTTTTTAAGATTTGCGAAGCTCATTTTAGATATGTTGGATAAATTAGATTTGTTGGATTACTTGTATATTATAACAAGAATATTCTCAATTGTCAATATGGTGTTTAAGAGATTCAATAGTTTGTTTCATATTCTTAAAAAGAATACTCATATCGGTGTCTTTGGCAAATCCCATAAT